TATGATGTTTTTGAAATGAAAAAGCAACACCAATGGTTAAAATATTTTTAAATTTTTTCAAATATTTATTTAAATAACGATCATAAAATCCTTTTCCGTAACCTAATCTATATTTGTTACTATCAAAAACTAAAAGTGGAACCAACATAACGTTCGGTATATTAAGATTTGATTTAATTGGTTCTAACATTCCAAATTTATTAACTTGTAAAACTTCATTTTTTTTCCACGGAAAAAAATTCATTGAGTTATTAAATGAGCTTGAAAGAGGAAAAAGTCTTTGTACATAAAGTATATCTGCAGAGATTGGAATATACTCATTAGTAACATCAGATGCAGTAACACGCTTCATTGCAACCATATCATCGTATGCATTGAAGTTAGTATCTGAGTTATCAGCAGGAGTAGGAGGAGCGGTATCATCAGTCCACGCTTGTGGTCTACCAATGAAAAGATAAACATTTGTTCCCGATGCTTCACTGAAACCCTCAATATAGGATTCCGCATTGTGAATTCGGAACTTATTCGTAATGATTGCGGCCATTTTATTCCTCTCTAAGTTAATCTATTACATTATTTATAAGACAATTAATTGTCTCGCAAGAATATTTCGCTATCAAACGCGAAATTAGTTTTTCTACCCGGATAATTAATCAAATCATCCACTGTTACTAAGTCATTTAGATTGCCAACAGTGATATTAGAATAAGTATCCCAATAATTATCATTTGATGTATTAGTTCCGGTGTAGTTTGCTGTGAGTACACTACTGTCGTATGTGTCTCTATATATGCGACCACCGCGGTCGATACTTCTAGTTCCAGCACTATATGGGGGGAACAAGAATTTGAAACGGTCTATTGAATATCCTGTAGTTCCTAATTGGGCAGAACCGAAGGATTCGTGTAGCATAGCATCACTTAGACCGAGAGATGCGATAAGGTGTAGTTTCGATGTAGCAACTACTTGTAAATCATCTACAGATGTAATTGTAGGTAGTAATAGCGTAACAACATCTTGAATGCTTCGTGCGGCCATTGCTAGTTCTTTGTAAATTTCAATCTGTCTCTTAGATGAATGATCCATTGTTACTAGATTGATATATGCTTCAAATGTCTGAATAATAATCTTAGGATCAGTTCCTTGATTAACTTTTCCATGTTGATTACCATCTGCAGTAGTATTATTTGGAGATGTAGGAACTTCAACATCTACCAAAAGCGCAGGTGAGGCATCGTGCAAGAATAGTGTAATATCTTTTAACAGTTGCATTGTTGCATTGATATTTGCAATAGGAGTTGGGTGTGTAGGATAAATTAGTTTTGGATACACGGCACCTTTTTCGGTTCCAATAACTTCGCTTTCTCCACGCAAATAATGAAAATGTTCTCCAGACAATTCAGGATAGTGATCCGTTTTCTCTTCTAGTTTTATTAGTCCTCCAGTTTCTAGCATAAGGCGAGTTGGGAACAAGTTAACATATACTAGTTCTGTGAAAATTTCAAGTTCTAATTTTTGTATTCTCGCAACAGGAACTAAATCAAGAGTTTGACTAATTAAAAGTTGAATTTGTTTAAATCTAGGCGCAACATCATTCAATCTCACATCAGACCCACCCCACAATCTCGCACGAACTGATGTGGCAATAGAAACCTCACCAAAGATTGCGAGACCAACTGGATGTAATATTCTTTTGACTGCATCACGCCAAATGTTGATTGAGTTACCAACTTTAACAACATATGAAAAATCTTGATAGTAAAAACTATCTTGTATCTTCTTCGAACTTTCTGAGATACGTCCATCAGCACCAAATAAAACACCCTCACTAGTTGATACAGTACCCGTTCTAGGTAAAATGGAAACTACATCACATTGACATATCGTAGCAGTTGCGCCGGATGTTTGACCAATAACTCTAGTTCTTTCTGGCGCTGATGCAAAAGTGTTTTCGTATGTAGGTACTTGTACTTGATATAACTGTCTAGTTGTATCAATCGACTTTAGTACTCCCGAATGAGAAGTTGTGGTTTCAGTCTCTACTCTACCACCGTCTTCAAGTAGTAGTGAACTTCTATCTTCTTTTAAAAGTCTATACTCATCCGTAATAATAGTTTCGCCTAAAATGAAAGCACCAGAGATATCTTCTAAGATTAAATTGTTTCTAGGAATAACTAAAGGCGATTGAAAATAACCAGAACCTAGATTTGTTCTCTGTACACCTGTTACTCTTCCGATTGTCTCAGATTGTGCATAAATTCTAGCACCTGTTCCGGCGACAGTGTTAACGCCAACTATAGGAAGTGCATTGAAATTTGAACCTTCATTAACAATTAATATTTCGTGTATCTGCCCTTGATGGTCTGCGTCATCAGGAATAATTTTTGACCCATCTTCAAGTAATAGTAAATCGCCATCTTCTTTAGCAATTTCGCGCAAATCTCCAGCAAGAATGTTATGGCCAGTCTCTAATAGAATGCCATCACCGCTTGCTTCATTAATTAGTCTACCTTCAATTCTACTAACTTTGGCGAGAGCATTAGTACCAATATTACTTTGAGTAAATGATAAAGTCTCTTCTAATGCATAATCTCTACCTTGTTCTTCGATTAGATACTTATCAATACCACCTCGTCCGATAGAAGTAATATCAAATTGAGCGGAAGTACCAATATCTTCTGTTACAATATTATCTCCAGTTTCACTGAGAATATTACCACTAGCATCTTCTAGTTGAATGTCTGGAGTTAAGTTTTTAGTTACGAGTGGGTCGCCGCTAGTATAATAAGCGCCACCAACAGCAACATCAACATCTGTAATAATTTCATCAACAATGCCACTAATAAGACCCGTATCTCCTTGAATGGTAACAACTTGTCCAGCAACAAAAACACCCGATACTGAATTATCTGTCAAAGTCATTTGATAAACGAACTCTTCACCAACAGAAAAGGCGATAAAATTCTCAATCAAAGCAGTTGCACGATTAATATCAGGTTGTAGTGGTTGATTTGCCTGTATTACTTGCTTACCGACTGCTTCTACTGCAGGACCAGTAACAGATTTAATATTCATAATAGTATCTGAAGTAAACTGACCAGCAGAAACACGCAACATATCATTTTTCGGATAGTATACTGAAATTTCTTCGTTGAATAACATTCTAAACAAAAGAATAAGTGCTTTATCAGTACCTTTTGCTTGATATAATTCTTTAATATGTTTAACTAATAATCTCTTATCATTAACGATATTATCTGGAATATCTACTAGATAATTTCTTTTAAAGTAATCAACGAACACATCCACGGTTCTATCGATATCATTATAGAGTTTAGCATTTCTTGTCGTTTCAACTGCATTACCATTATCTTCTAACCATTCATAATATGCTTCCAAAAAAGCAACAAAAGTTGGATGGTCAGACTTGACAAACTCGGGAAGTTGGTCTGAAACTACAGATGAGATTTGTCCTTTGATATTATCAATATCTAAGTTTGGTAATTGTGCTGTCATTAGTAAGAACTTCCACCGCTTCCGCTTCCGCTACTACTTGAACCAGATGATGAAGAAGATGAGATAGTTGACGATGCACCAGCAAGACCTGACCCGCCGGTTCTACTCAACTCACTACTTCCCGTTGTCTGATATTCTGTACCAGCAGAGGATTCTCCAGTTGCAACTTTATCAACAATCGTGTTAACTGTAATATCTTCTTCGTTAATCATTAGAAGAACATTACGAACACTCACAATGTCGTTTGAGTTGAGAGTTACAAAAACCTCAACAGCATTATTATCTAAAGTTGTTCCTGTAATATTCAACTGGTCAATAACAAGTTTACCAGTTGCATAGTCTATTGCACCTTGTGCATTATTCACATAAACTTTCGTTGAAGAACCTTCTTCTAGATAGTATGAGCGAATGTTTCCAGCACCATCGTCATCTAAATAAACTGTTTGCGCTCTACCAGCAATAGTAAAACCAGTAGATGACAGGTTAGTGGGAGAACCAACGCCTTGTGTAAAGAGTGGATTATAAAAATCAATAGTATACTTACTTTCTTGATTTAGAATTGCATCAAAATGTCTTTCACATCTTAATGTTGTAATGTTTGATACAATACCCGTGTCCGCTAAGTCAATTAAGTTAACAAATTTGGAGTATCTGAAAACACTATCAAAAGTTTTAATCTGCGTTTGTGCATAATTCAATACGGTACTTCTCACTTTAGAAGAAATATCTGTATATGTTGATGTTGTAATGTTTGGATTCCAATATACATTAATTGTTGGAATAATACAAATATAAACAGGATCAATAATTTCAGGTGTAATAGACACCATTGTTTTACCAGAAAGAATACTATTCTTAATAGCATCTTTAGTAGATGTTGTTAAACTAGAACCAGTGATAGGTTTAATAGAAATAAAGACTTTACCATAAATAGGAGGATCATTATCTTCACCACCCCAAACTTGCATAGTATCAATGTTATTATAAAGTTTAGGTAGAATTACTTTATAATCTTCTGCAGTAACAGCGCGGTTTTGCGCTGAGTATGATTTTGGTGCATTAAATTTAATACTATCTGTTCCTTCTCTAGGACCACCATTTTCGGAATTAATAACGGTTGTAATAGTTGCATTTGTCGAACCACCAACAGAACTTTGTAGTGTAAATGCCTTAGCACCATTTGCCTCTTTTTCATTACATACAATATATTCAATAATTATGATGTTGCCATCTACTAGTGCGCTACCTAAAACACCATCACCAAATGTTACTTCATAATATCCTTTTTCGACCGCATCTAAGAAGTATACTTTACTGTCAGACCCAATCTCTAGAATATTATCCGCTAATGTATATGTGGTTGAGGTTAAATCACTAACACTATTCTGAACTTTAACTTTAATAGTTGATGTATCAATTGTATCATCAGTCAACAAAAATCTTTGGTTTGCATTAATACTATTTTTTGTATACTGTGAAGTTAAAAGAGTTCCCTCTTTAATATCAATGTTAGTAAATGTGTATACGCCTTCAGTAGGAACAATAGTAACATCTGAAGTTGTGACAAACTGATAGTTGTTATCATTAACTCTACTTCTGAAGACCGTACCTTTAGTCATAGTAAGTGATGCTGGCGATCCAGTAGGATTGTTAATTGTGACATTAATTCTTGCAGTAGATGATGTAGATGAACGAGGACGATATCCAAGATGCTTTGCAAGTGAAACTACACTATCTCTCTTGACGGCACTATCAAGAAACATTTCGTTCGCAACCATATTAGCATAAATTGAATTGTAATGAGTATTATAAGAAAGAATGTCCAAAAGCGAATTCATCGCCGAACCTTCAAAATTATAATCTTTAAATTCTTCTTGCGCCGCCAAGTAAGTTTTCAAATTAGTCTTAATTTGGTCGAAATCTAGTTCCGATACTCTAATTCTGCTTGTTGTTTGTGCCATTTATCTTGTCCTTGTCAAGTAGGTTTCAAATACCTCTTGTCCTGTATAGTTTACAACATAAAAATAAACTCTCACCCTATACTCGTTGTTGTCTGAGTTGTCATCGACTTTAACATCTGTAATTTTTGCTCTAGGTTCATGATTATCAATTACTTCTCTAATTGATTTTTCAATTCTTCTTCTTAAAAGCGGCGTATTCAATTCGAACAGCATGTTTGCGATTTCGCTACCTAGATATGGTTGAAATGGTCTTTCAAAATAACTAGTGCGTATCAGTGCTTTCATCGATTGCTTAACTGCCTCAACATCAGATTTCTTTGCCACATCACCGGTTGTTGACAACTTGGTGAAGTTGAAATCTAAGTCTTTAAAATCTGTTGTTCTTCTCGTTACTATTGCCATAGAACTATTTATACCTCTTTATCCACCAGCAAATACATTAGATGAACCTGTTGAGACTGAAGTACAACCACTTACACTATCTCCAACTCTACCACAACCTTTATTGTTCACAAATACAGTTGATGAACCTTTTGATATGGGTGCCGCATGAGAAGGACATGGCGCACCAGGTAGTTTATGAAGTGTATTGTTATCTCCCTGTCTACTAATACCTGTACCATTACAAAATACATTGCTACTTCTTTTGTCTCTCTTAGGAGTTGAACAATGCATCACATCG